AATTGGGGGATAGTAACAAAATAACGATAAAATAGGTACAAATCATTAAGGAACAAGGCATCAGTCTGTGGTTCCAATGTTATAATCCTCTTCACTAAGTATCTGCTGCTGGATGGATGGGTCGAATATTATCTTAGTAGTTATGGCTCCCTCTACTTTGGATTTAACATCCGCTTTCATATCCACCCTTTGTGTACGTCCAAACTCTGAGGGATACATTCTTTCTAGGAGCCATGCGAGGGCTTGCCAGTTCTTTTTACCATGCTCTTGGATGCCTTGGATTAGGGTTTTTTTCCCTTCTTCTTGGGCTTTTTTTACAGCGTCAAAAAAGTCAAAGTATTTTCCGCTTTGGGTTTTGGATTCTTCGCCTTTTTTTAGCCAGTTGTAGTATGTTTGTTTGGTTATGCCGTTGTGTTGTGCTGCGTATTGTTGGGTGTTGCCTTCTCTGAGGTCTTGGCAGATGGCTTCGCAGAGTTCTTCGGTGAGTTTGCTACGTGCCATAAGTTATCACTTTATTAATTTTTAGTATTATATTTTGGTTAAAAGTAGGAAAATGCGGGGATTTATCTGAATGAGTAATACTTATTTGTCTTCACTTACCAAGTCGCTGAGTATCTGATAAAAGAGGTGGTGTCTTTTCTTCAATTCCATTAGTCCTATTTCATGGTCTTGGTGGGTTACTTGGCAATTACTTACGGGGGGACCTTGGTGATGTGTACTATTTGCGTCCACTTAACCACCTCAGGAACTGTTTAATGTAGTAGATGAGCATATCCCAAAACGTGGATTCAATTACGGGTTCAGGGCTTGGCTCCGGGTCTACTGGTACGGGTGCTGGTTCCAAGTATTCCCTGGTGAGTATGCACCAAAAGTCATCAGCCAAACCATCCAGGACGTACTGGTAGGGTAACCAGCCATACCCGTACTCACCCCAGGTGGTGCCCCAACTATTCCTTATGAGTAGGGCTCCGGTGGTGGTGGATCCATTGCGGTGGTTAGTTATCACCTTATCATCATCATAACCCACCGCTAATACAGCATGACCCCCCAACAAGTCTTCGGTTGGTGTGGGGTATGGTATCACTCCAAGGTCAGTGTCATAAATACTATCATAAACATTAAAACCAAAATCCACGGGTAAACCACCATACAACGCTGTTTTTATATCATCCAATGAGTATAAGGCTACGTAGGTTACTGCTTGCAGGGTAGAGGCTTCAGTATAACAATCCGTTGATGGATTAACTTTATAGTTACCTATATTGTAGGGCCATATACTCTCCCGTGGAGTCCCGTATTTCACAAGAGACTTAACACTGTTCCTTATCGTGGCTCCACTATCATAATCCACGGTACCCTCAAGGACGCGGGATACGTAGTAAGTGAATAATCTTGAAAGGTCGGTGTGGGTATTATAGATTTTCCGCTCCAATAACTCCATAGCACCAATCGCTGAGTGAGCCGTACATGAACCGAGGTCTCCTTGGTCCTCTACTGGTGGGCATAGGTACCGGAGATCCACAGATGATGGTAATGATACAGATTTCAAAAGGCCAAATAGATGACGCACCCGGGGATGGTCTATGGTATAATCCCTTTCATCCAGTTCTTGTTTACGCCAACCCGTACCCTGTAACATAAAATCATTCCTCTTCTTGGTATTTACTACAATACCCCGTTTCCATGCCTTGACACTGTTTCAACTCGTTAATATCACTACATAGTTTTTCCTCTAATATTTCGAGGCGTTCTATGAGGGCTTTTTCTTCCTGGCGTTTCTGATAAATCTTATACAAATCTCCAATGAAATACACCAACACTCCCAACCCAATTAGGATCACACCAATGATGGGGGCGTGCCAAGCATAATTCCCGGGTTGGACGAAACTGTAAACCAGTATGCTGCCACCTATGGTCATTAAGAAGGTGCCAACGGTACTTTTTATGAGGCCACTGACCATCATTGTTTTAAAGTAGTGATGGGTGATGAAGTCAAAGGCTTTATCTGTTAGTTTAGGCATAGAATCTATTCACACCACCCTCACATCCCGGGGGTGGTGGTCTTAAAAAAAAATGTAAATAAAAGTTTTTATTCTTCTACTTGTACCTGCTCCCGTGGGTAGGCGAAGTTATAAATCACAACCAACAAAGCAATCAACGCGGCTCCGTACTGAGCATACAACGCCGACCCCATCAACTGTTCAATAATAGAGGGGTTGGCTATCACATACGCGAATATTACCCCTGCAAGACTTATTAAGTAAGTACTTACTTTTCCTTGATCCATAAATTACATCCTCCATTTAATTATTCTTTTTATGCTTCTTCAAATCCGGTTAATAACATCCCCAGTATCCCCACGACGAGGGCGATGAGGAAAAAGGCACTCCAAAAACCCAGGCCCTGTATAAAGGCGGGGGTGAACAACTCCATCATACTATCACACTCCTCACAAAAAGTTTTTATTTAAAAAAAGGAAGGGGTTAACAACTTTTAACTACCCGTCCATTCACATAATTCCCGGTATAGTAGTACCGCCACGCGTAACCATTCGCCTTGTAATTGTAGTTACACCATCGGCCATTACTGTAATATTGGACGCTCCGGTGCCGGCTACTATACGATGTAGGGTATTGGATGATCCGGACCCTGTAACCTTGGCTCTTTAGTTTCTGGTAGAGTATTTCACTATTAGTCCAGCAATCACCCACACCCTTACCACTGGTTTTATAGTAAACCTTGACGGTTACTCGGATGTAGTAGGCTGCCCGAACATACCGGACTCTGCCGTTGCGGTATCGTTTAACGTACCGGTAACGCTTAATGTATCGGGTTTTCTTATAGTAGGTACGTGCTTGCACCATTGGTGTGGTGTTATCACTACTTTTAATTACGGGCTGATTTTTCTCCAACTCAGATACGTGGTCTGTTTGGTAGGCCAAACCCACACCTAATAATAAAATGAGGCATAGTAGTATGCCAATAAATGTGTTACTTCGCTTAATACGATCACCTCAAAAATAGGGTTAATTTTACACTCCTCAAGTATAATTTCGCTCTATTCCATTGGTGCCACTACAACATTTATTTAAATAAAGCCCCAAGCTGTAAAGGGGCAAACAATTACATCAAAACCCTCCCATGTCAATTAGATACTAACAAATAAGGATAATACATAAACATCCCCTGAGTACTACAACGCCGATCCCGGTACCGATCCCACCACCAAACACACCGAGGCCGGTAATGCATCCCCTGCGTATAATGCTCCAAGACATCCGGACTCATTGTAGATTATCCTCTACGACTTGATAAAACTCCTCTTTAACGTCTGGTTTAGGCTCCGGGAGTAAAATATCTGTATATTCTGTGGTAAAATGATCGTACAAAAGCACCCAATCAATATCAGCCACGGGGTCAAGGAACTCCACCAACACCCCATCATCCTCCTGATAAAAACGTAGTGGTATCTCCTGCTCGATACAAATCAAACACAACAAATTAGTAACGGCCTCATCACCCGGGTACTTATCCGGATGTGTCCTTGCGATAAACTGCTCCACCATCGACTCAAACAAACCCCAACTAAGTTCATGGAAAGAAATACTACACGACATAGGGGCATCACATCTTCTTAAACATGTTATAATCAAGACTATCCGGATAATCCTGTTTCTCCACAATAGGCACGATGTGGCGGTTACACGCCGGACACAACTCCAACTCTGGTTCCTTAGGACTGAACCGACCATGACGAGTAATAACAGTTATCGTATAAAAGCAAACCGGACAAGAAAGTTTATACGCCTTCAACGCACCAACTCCTCCACCACACAACCCAACACCGAAGCAAAACTATCCACAAAACGCTCATCAAGTACAATCTCGTCCTCCCCTTTATATCCAAGGGTCATCAGCATTGAATGTACCAATTCATGAAAAAACGTCCAACTCTGCACATCCGGGGCGGTACTTTTACAGATCCGGATCACTGCGTCGTGGTAGTCAATCTCACCCACCCGGCTTTCCCGGATAAGTTGGTCACTATATTCGACGGTGTAGGTGATGCCACCAACACGAATCTTCTCCGGGATCTTAAAAGACATAAAACTTATAACTCCAGTAGATCAGGACGAACCTCATCAATATAAAAAGGATTATTCCTTACCCGACGCTCCTTATTAATACTAAGTTGAATAAACGCCTCCGGCAATATAGGCAACTGCATACTATCAGCATAACCCCCATAGGATAGGAAGGCACCAGTGAAGGCATAATGCCTACGCCCCACACCCCCCTCCGTGAGGACCGGCATCGAGAAGTAACCACACCTGTGATTATGGCCGTGCAGGAACATATCCGCAGATATATGACTGGTATCACGGAGTATCTTACTCTGGGCGGTGTAAAAGTGAGCACTCGAACCCTTGCCGTGGGCCGTGTACACTGTGAACGGCTCACCATTAATATTAAAACTGTCAATATTCTGGTAACCCACCGGCGATTTAAGGGCACGAGCAACATCCCTTAAAATGTTATAGTCAAATTCCTTGATTAATCGGGCTTCGTGGTTACCAATACAAGTAAATATAATATCATTCCGGTACGGCTTCAGATAACTTATAGCGGTTTCGACTTGCTCATCCAAGGTCATCGTAGTCTGATAGGATGAATTAGCGAGGGTCTTAGTCGCCGCCTCCAGTAAATCCCCTAATATATAAATCCTCTTCGGACTTTTAATCTCATCAATCTTATCCAGGCAATAATTAAAATAATCCTCATTAAACTCCGGCGACCCAATATGCAAATCAGATATAGGGAGGATGTACACCTTCTGATTGCCCTTCAAACGATAACCAGACTTAGACACGGTAATTACTCCTGGTAGAGTACACCCAGTCGTCCATGCTGGTCACGTATCTCCGCCTCAAAAGTGTACTTCCACGGGTACTGTATCTTAATTCGGCCAGCCACCCAAGCCGGCGGGCCGGATAGGACTAATCCACAATTCATACAGGATATTTCGGCACGGATGTCATCATGATCAAAAGCCGTGTCCCCACACTCCGGGCACCGCTTATCACTATTATTAATAAAATTATCCATCGATGGAGAAGGGGTTGAATCACCAACTCCACTTGGCAGTTGGACAAAATCAGTATTTGTGATCATCAAATAACCCCTTCTTACTTATCACCGTGACGGGTAAAATCAACATAAACCCAGCCTCCGTTTTTCATGCTGAATACTCAGCCATTCATTAAAAAAATCATCCTTCGGCTTAACCCCGAGCAAACCCGTGCCCTTCTTCTCTTCATGACCCCATCGTTGCCGGTACTTCTGGCTACTTATCCTGCTACTCTCCTGGGCAGCGTATTTAACACAATCATCTCCACAGTATTTCTGGTTTCCGTGTTTCGGGTAGTACGGGTGCCCGCACCATTCACAAATACGTTCTATAATATCATCCCCACAGATGCTTTTATATACAACAACTAGTCATAAATTATGACCCCAGGTCCACTTCCAATGTAAACAATTAAATAAAAAAATAATGTGTTTTAGTCATACCCTGCCCACTTAGCAACCTCCATATACAAAGTCCCATAATTAAATTGGTGCTTATCAAATCCCTTTGACTGAGTTATCCAATAAGCAGTGCTTTGGTGTTTATCTGCTATCATCTTCTCTTTGAAGTAGTGGTATGCTTTTATCCTCATTATTATCTCAGTCATTTTCATGTTTTATCAGTCCTCTTCGCCTCATATACTTTAACACCGTGTGGTGGCACCATCGTTCACTGCCCTTATATTTCTTCGGTACACATATTTCCAAAGTATCTGGATAAATAACAGATTTGCTCCTCTGCCATCGTTCGAGTTGTTTAAGAAACTCCTCATTCATTTTACATACACCCCACGAGGTCACTGTAATACTGCGGTACCACAGGCTCCGGGGCCTTGATACACTGATACTTTTTACAAATATCATTCACCTCTTCAGTGTCGGCTTCGATCCATTTTCGTAGTTCCTCATTCTCATTACTCATACATCTTCACCTCCCGGGGTGTAACACCCTTAAAAGTTTCAACCGCTCCGTCCTAAGCTCCCATAACTCAAACAACCATTGTAGTCGCACCCGAGTATCACTTGTGCACCTTATCAACTCCTCCACCTGGTTTATCGTCCACGTCACTGCTCTTAACCGCTCCTCCGCAACATTCACCATCTAATCACTCCTCTTCCTTTTTTTTGATCTCCACAAACCGTTCCAATAAGAAACTGTCCATATACACACCACACCGGCAATACACCGCACCACTACACCTCACAATCTGGTGCCCACCAGTGCAAGTATGGTAAGTGGGACACCTCGCCGCGATTTTAGCCTCCCAATCACACTCCCGTGAGGGATTGTAATGGATCTGCTCCTCTTGTTCAATCGTTAACAACCAATCCCCTCAATCTTAATTGAATAGTTATCCAAGTCAATGGTGTAGTGGTAATCATTTTCTCCTGCGATAAACTCTCCCTGGATTGAAAAAACGTTATATAAATAATATATCACCTCAAATTTCCCTCGGTTTTCAATAACCCGGCCATTCTCAATAATCGTATACTTATTCGGCACAATCCAAACCCCCTATATACACACCATCCTTGTAGTCGTCGGGCCAGTAACACAAATCATGGCACCTGTCCATACACATCATCATCTCGTATCTTATATCCCCAAATAATCGGAGATACGCCCCACACTTAGGGCACCGGTAACTTGTCCATCGTTCCCGCTCCGCCGTCGCCATCTAAATCAAAACCTCCCGTTTACACATCACACACCGCTTAACCCTATACACACCATAACCAGAATCATCCAAAAACTCCACCACCTCATGTGAAGTCGGGAGTTGCCAATGACAATGTGGACAATTATCCACAACATGAGCCATGTGCACCCGACACACCTCCATGTATTCTCGTTCCCGGTTACTCTCACCCCCTATACCAACACCCCCTGCCCCTCATGATACCCCCGCAAATAATGAACACGAACAAGTGTATCCTCTAAACAAACCAGAGCAGCATCATTCATCGACAACCCCTGTAAATCACCAACCCACCGCCGCTTCCTGGCGGCATAATCAAAAGCCCCACTATCCACTGAGTAGACACAACTCCAAAGATGAGGATCCCTTAACACTCCAACATTCAATCCAAAGGCGTGCAAACGTCTACCTCCTATTTGGTGTTTCACCACACTAATAATCCTCCGGATCTCATTTTGACTCCCACGACGACAAACACTACCTATGGCCACATAATCACATAATAAACCATGCTCCCTGAAAAGGTCAACACAATCCAGGTACTCCTCAAGTGTCCAGCCCTGCAAAACCGGAACCCAATCACCAGTTATATCATAGTTATCGAGTTTATCCAGTAATTGGAGGTGATGTTCAAGAGTCATCTCCTGGTGCATCTCCACCGTCCGGCCATGCTGTTTTAGTAGTTCTGGTTCACAAGGATAATCCCGTAAGGCAAAATAGTCGGGCTGCAGCTCCTCCACGTGCCAGAGATACTCATCATCACTTTTCGTGTACTCCCCACTTAGGAGGCTGCTGCTGAACCCCCCACTATCAATAAACAACTCCTCATATCCGTATTGTGGGGGCTTGTTCATCCTGGTCATATAATTAACCAAAATATAAGGATAACCAAGTGTCTTAGCAGCGTATCTTTGACTGCTACTCGCCAGGCTTAAATAAAACCGTTCCATACATTCTCACCCATCTTCCCGGTTATCATAACACTCCTGAGCTTCCTTAAATTCTTTTTTCCTTCGTTCCAAATACCTCAACAACTCCACATCCATACACAATCACCCCTTTTTACTTCGTTAAGTAACGGTATATGGAAGTTTAATCACTCCCATTTTGTTCTCTGAATTTAACAACAGCCCCATGAGCATCCATCTCTGAGTCAAAACAACCAAGATAATGATACTTACCCTTAACCGTTAACTCAGCAACCCACTTACCAACGTTTTTCTTCCAATTCACATTCTTAAACCGACTCGTCTTTTTCATCTCCCTAATCGATGGTATTTCACGACCAGCCTCAACTTCCCCAACCCCCCAAAGATAAGCATGATACGCCTCTTCCTCAGTATCAAACACCCCTAAATGGACATGGCGTTTCTTTCCAAGTTTATTGTTTGTTAAATAAGCCCTCCACTTTTTATCGGATTTATTTAAAACAACCCCAGGATATTTAGAGGCATATTTGAAATGTTGATTGTGAAGGTTTTCCCTTTGAGTTACAGCTCTTAAATTACTCTTCCGATTGTCCAAGCCATTCCCATTAATATGATCTATGATGCTCCCTTTTTTTGCATCTAAAACTAACCGGTGCATTGTGAGGGTAGTTCTCACTCCTTCTCTATATACGTCCGTAACTGCATAGAACAGATCCCGCCCCTTGGTTGGGGATTTCATAGGGTGCCATTTATGCCCTTCAATTAATGAGTAGTCCTCTTCATCAATTATGGCTTTAAGCCCAGGATATTTTCTACTGCTCAAAGTTATCTCCATCCCAATCACCCCTCTTGGTTGTCATACGCTTCCTGGGCTTCCCGGAACTCCCGCCGTCGCCGTTCCATTTGTTCTATTAATTCTATATCCATTCTCATTCACTCTCCTAATCGTAACTCTTCCTTTAACTTGTCCACATGACTACAAGTGCCCCGGAAATAAAAACCAAGGCACCGGCAACTCCAACCAGTATAACGGCTCCAACTGACCTCATACCAACCCCCATCACTGGAGGGTGTGAGCCACCGCACCAAACCCCCACGCTGGATGTCAACCAGGATAAAGTTACTCGTTTTAAACCCCCAATTTAGATTCTAACTCTTCAACCTGTTTTTCAAGTTCTCTAATTTTTTTATATTTATTGGTTTCACTTTCACGTGCAGTATTAATGTCATAATCCATTTTTCCTAAGAACATATATTCAAAAAACTCAATAACATATTCCATAGCATATCGACTATCTGCATCCAATCGAACCCGTTTTGGAACGGTAACATCTAACTCTTCAAGATAAACTTTAATTTTAGTGGTCATGGTGATCACTCCGTTGGTATCCTCTTCCGACTGGTCACATCACGTGCCACCGCCTTCCTTAACTCCGGCTTAGCACCCTTTAATTGACTCTCAGCGACTTCCAGGATTAACTTCTTAGTCACCCGGAGTTCATCCGCTGTTAAGTCCTCAATGATACCATTAACAATCACCCCTGCCTCGAGTTCAGGATTAAATGCGAACTCATTCAAAGAAGAAGAAGAAGAAGAAGAGGAGGGGGAGGGGTCACCCCCCACATCCTCCTTGTCCTTTTCAGGTATCTCCACCTTCAACTTCCGCAGCTCCTCCCGGCTTATAACCACAAGTCCACGGGCACCACTGGGCCAGTCATGCACCTTAACCTTCACAAACTCACCCACCCAATCATCACTCTCCTTACCAAAATCCCTGGTCAATGTTCTGAGGTTGGTACGATTCAAGGGCCACTTATACAAAGCCTCACCATACGCCAGGTCTAGGTGGAGTTTCTCCACGGTTTCGCCTTCGACACGGTTGCCTTTATCATCAAAGACACCCGCATCATCCAGGTACGCACTTTCTATTTTTATCCATTCGTATTCCAACTCGTCTTCCTCAGCCCGTGCCACATTCAAATACGGAACCATGTCAGTTTTCTCTTTTTCCTTATAGGCATCCAGTGTTGTTACGTCAACCATTCTAAACCACTTCCCTGTTTTCAGTTAAAACAGCATCTATATAATCCACGATTTGGGTGTCCAGTTCATCCCGTTGGAATACCAGCATGGCCAGGTTTTCATCATCCTTAAACCATGCTGATTCCTCTCTTTCGATTTTATCGGTGTAGACGATTTCTCGTTTATCCTGTCCCCAAATCCTCTTTGCTTTTGTTACGAGTTTATTCACTTCTTTCGGTTCTAACTCCATCTTCTTTCACCTTCCAGTTTTTCATTCATTTTCCATTCTTTTTTAAATGCCCCCAAAACCAGGGCAATAAACATCAACGTATCATATAAACATAACCAAAAGCACAATTCAATTTAACATACTCCTCTTCACAAACCCTGGTATGATTAATAACATCCTCAACAGGCCACCCTTCCACATTCTCACCACAAAACTTACAATTCATTTTTGGGCCTCCAGGTACCCCTCACACGATTTAAGCAACTTATCCAAATCAAACACCCTACCAGGACGAACCGGAACATCACCATCCAAAACCCGACGAATCTCCACCACAAGATCCTCCACCAAAACATCAACATCCGGCATTATTCCACCCCTTTGGGGTATAAATCAAAATATTTCTTAGCATCATTCGGACCATACTTAAAATACAAATGAGCATTCTCATCAACCATGCTCACACAAAAAGCCTTTAAAATGAATTTAAGAACATCATCAAGGCGATACCATTCCCCAGATACTTTAAAATCAACAAACATTTCTTGAAAAAACTTTTCCGGATCCTGACAAAGCTCCTTCTCAGTAGAATCATCAACTTCTAAACAATACAATATAGACAACTTCCGTGGATTACCCACTTGCAAATTACTCAACCGAGTATTTGGCTTAGTACTTTTACCAATCTTCACATACTCCCCATCACTAATAAAATACACAAACTCCTGCATCATTTGGCCTCCCCTATAACCTTCTTAGTTTCCTCCTCAGCATCAAAATCCAACGCATCATCATGAATACTGAAAACCTGCTTACGCTTATCCTCCGGGTACAACACCCCCGCCGCCAACAACTGATCCCGGATATCATAATACTTCAACCGGCTCGTATAACCATAAACATCCACCACAAACTTCCTTAACTGCCGAGCATGAATACTATCAACACCCCGGTACCGCTCCTTAAAAGTACCAACATAATCCTCCTGTGAACACTCTTGAGGCACATAGTCACAAACCTCCTCAAGGGTATGGGGGTCTTGCAGGATCAACTCCCCATCTATGATTTTAAGGTAAGTGTCCAAGGCCTGGTTGACTTCATAAGATAGGAGGCCGTTTACTTTCCCTTTGGTGTTTTTAACCATTCTCCGGAAGTCCTGCCAAATGGTTTTATTAACATCCACCCCGACCCTGGTGGTTTCCTGAGTAAAATCAGTATTTTGGGGGTTCATCTCCCACCCCCATAGTGTCTAGAGTTTAGTAACTTTTTCGTAACTTTTCTCAGACTTTCGTAACTAAAAAGTAACTTTTCTCTAGACACTACTACTACTAGATAGATAGATAGATATAGATAGATAGATAGATAGATAGATAGAATAGAAAAAGAAGGAATATAATCCATTTTCCAATAATCTACCCTGGTACCCGTGACCCCATTGTGACTATGTGTATGCACCATACTATGTTTCCTCCAGTGGTCCTTGTGCTGCTCCGCATATGCTGCATTCAAGCTGATGTTCAAACCGTTCTCCATAGAAGCTGTAATACATATTGGTGGTTCTACCGCATTCGGTGCATTTCATGACTATTTCGGGTTCTGGTTTGTACTTGTTCGGCCAGTCCTTGGGGGAAAATTCCCCTGCATCCGTTTCTTTTTTTTCACATGGTAGTGATGCAGGGGACCCACGTGAACGTGAACCTGGTTTGCCACCGTGGCCGGGGCGTCTGACAAAATCCGATTTCATAGGACCCTCCAATTGCCGTGGTATACTTGTTTGATTAATTCATTGTATTCAGCTCGGCGGAGGTGATATTTGTTCCTGAACTCTTCGTTACCTAACATGAAAAAGTCATCCATGTTGAATTTGATTTTCCTTCCTTTGCGGACTCCTTTGACTCCAGGGTGCCATTGGTTGATGTTTAGTTTTTGTCTTCTTTGTGTTCCTCTGTTTATCACTTTGCTGAATGGTCTTTTCAAGTGGAGCGCTTCGACTTTGCTTCTTACTTGGCCTGCTCCCAGGCCTAGTTCTTTGGCTATTGTTTTTAGTGGTACGGGGGTTTCAACGTATAATCTTTTGAGTAGTTGGATTTCTTCTGGTTTCCATTCGTGGCCTATTCCATTGTAAGCCATATTAGACCCCCCCGCCTTGGATGCTTATGAGTACGGGGTCTTTGAGTAGTATCCCCAGGGTTATGCAGGCTACTATTATGCCGAGTATGGCGGCGAGGTAAAGGAAGCCAGGGGATAATAGGATCATCCAGGTCCCGGTTTTTTGTGGTGTTCTGTTTAATCTGCGAGTCATCAGTCACCACCCCCTCTCCGTCGGTTGATGTAGCGGCCCAGTTCTACTCCGAATAATAAGGCCATGACTGCGATGATGAGCCAGTATAATAAATCAGGAGTCATACCATTCCCTCCTCTTCTTTTAGGTAGCCATCAGCATTTAGGGTGTGTTCGGTTCGGAAACTTCGTAGGCAGTTGCCGCATACCCAGTAGGCTCGGAGGGTGTTCTGGCGGGGGGGCATTTCCACATTGTAATCGGTTAGTTCCCAGATGCCATCGTGTGCGAGTTGTGTGGCACAATAAGGGCAGTAAATAGTTAATTCCCTGACAAGGTATTCTCCGAACTCGTCACTTTCCACTTGTGATATGTGCCGTTCCCAACTTTCAGGTACCATTCCAATCTCTCCGTAGTGTTTCCAGGTGCACGCTTTGGAGGTATTTTTCCTCGTAGTAATCCGCCACGTCGATGTAGTATTCTTGGTAGTGGCTGGCGGTGTCGGCGATGACTGTGAGTTGCCGGTACTTAACAGGATTCATTGTCCGGGCCTCCAAAAAAAACGATAATAAAAAAGGGTGTAAAGCCGTTTGAAAAAAAGTTTCATCCCTGGGCCTCCTGGTAACCGGTGCACTGCACCAACCATATTGGGTCAAAATTAAAAGGAAACAAAGCATAACCCTCCATCACGGCGGCCCTGTCAAACTCCACCTGAAGGTCATCATAGAAGTTTGCTACCTGGTGATGGTTGACTAGTCGGTCCAGGAGGATCATGAGTGCGTCATGGTCCCCCAAGATGTCCCGTGTCCTTGGGTGTTTGCAGCTGCTATGTCGGCTGTTGGGGACGGTGCCCCGGTACTTGCAGGTGAGACACGCATTTTGCATACTTAGTCACCCCCACCTATGGCTTCATCGGCCATGCTACTCAGGCCAGGGGCTATGTCCCCCTGTTTCTGGTAGCTTAGGACGGTTTCAATATCCTCCGGCCGGATTGTGAACCGGCCATTTAGGTGAGCTATCTTGGCAGCGTCATCGGCTAATTGTTTGGCGTAGGCTTCCACAGCGTCACGGTAGATTTCTGTGGTGCCTTGTGCGATGATGTGTTTCCGGTTCCCAGGGTGTTGGTGGCCGGTTTGTAAGAGTCTTTTGAGTGGGGCCAGGGCTATTTGTGGCCCCAGGGTTAGGTTCATGTCCTGTTCATATTCGAGGCGTTCATCAGTGTCCATCATACCCGTGCACCCCTTTTGATTGGGCAGGTCCTGTGGATCCTGAACTTCTGATTCGCTAATCTGTCGTGTTCCCTTAAAACTCGTTTGAATTCTTTTTCTTCAATCCATTTACACTCCGTCATATTTTTCACCTCCACATTCTCCCACACGAATGGTGTAGGAGGTGTGGCAAGGGGGGGGTGTGGCTGACATCTCCGAAGAAATGAATGGAGTTCTATAAAGTCTCCCCCGTTGCCATACTTAACTTTGTAACTCTTTATATATATAATTTGTTATTTTGTTAACAAAGAAGTAAATTATAAATATAACTCGGGACATAATACTGTATTGAGGTGGAGGCCTATATAAACCTAATGGAGGTGAAGATTGCTTGACACCAACAACAACATCAGCCATGGAAAAGATCCAACTAAAAAACTACCCAGTCGTCCAGGTAGGGGCACGCGTACCAGAAGGAACTAGGGACTTACTCAAAATGATCGCCCTCAAGAAGCGGGTAACCCTTCAACACCTCATCGAAACATACCTTTTAAAGGGTATAGATGAAGATAAACACATCCTTGAAGAGTAAGTACCAATATCCTGAATCGTGTAATCAATCTCCTATGTGGGGAGTGGTTAGTGTGGGGTTTTACCCCGGTTTAGGGTAGACCCCACACCATATTTACTACCTAAACGGATGAACTAATTTTATGAAGACATACACTTCAAGTGTAAAATTTTTTACGAAAAAAAAAGTCCCCACCAACCCCGAAGGGTGTATGAGGGGGTTCACATTGATTTTAAAATGATAGTGGTCTGAACACACCAAAGAAAAAAACAACGTGTTCAATTTGTTGGAGTTCATAGACAAAAAAATAGCCCCTCAAATACTCCCGGAGGAGTAAAAGAGGGGCTAACGCTAATTTGTGAGGAGCGAACGCTAATTTGTGAAATAGTGGTTAAGCCATTGTTCTAAGTTAAACCAATAAAGTTCTTCTTGAATAGATGGTTTTCGTTGTAAAAATAAATCTTCCTGCATTGGCCAATCCATATACCAATCTTGGATTGAAGTAATCCCAATATAGCTGTGTTTTAAATCGTTCATTTTAAACTTATCTTGTAATAGTAGATGCTCCGGCCAGCCGTGGCCTGGTCCAACATGGATGTGGGGCAGGTGAAGGTTCCTTTGGTGGGGTCCATCACTGTGTACCGGCCATCACTTACACTTTTGATAACCGCATAATGCCCATATTGATTAATGAACCCGGAGCAACTGGCGTTTTTGGTCATGTAGTGTACCATCACGCCTTTATATTCTGCGAGGGCTTTTGATACGTTCTTTGGTGTCCGTGCCATAGCGGTGGCGGTGAATCCTAACCGCGGGGCATTCGATACGAGGTTGGCGGGGTTGGTCCCGTTACTCGTGGTGCCAAGGGTGGATGCACATTCCCCCTCAGTTTTGGGACGGAAGAGTTTAGTCGACACCATGCTTAGGCTGGCGGGGCAACAATTAACACTGTTATCCTGGAAGTTCTGTATGATGGGTTCACCCTTCTCAAGGTTCAATGTCACATAATTAGGGTGCCGGCCCTGTTTCAACCAAAACTGGTAATCCGAAAAATAGAGTCCACAATACTGCCGAAGAGGTATCTTCTCATTCGTTTGCCGGTCCATCTCCCTTAGTGTTAAATAATTAGGGAGACGGCCATTACTCCGGATGAATCCTTGGACCCTTTGCTCCCCGTCTCTTAAACTTGCTGCATTAAAACGCATAATACTCTTTCACTCCTTATACTGGTTTCAAGGTGTAATAATACACATCCACATCCCCGCCATCCCCGTTATTAAAAGTCCACTCCAGGACTATCTTCCTTTTCTCTTCACGGCTCCCAGTTAATGTGTTGATGGTGGGGGTGACATTCAAGGTATACGGGTTGGTCGGAGGATCCACGGTGCCGGATGCTATTTCCTGGCTGTCAGTTACTTCCACCAACCAATTCAAGGATGTTATGTCCGCTGCGTCTATGATGGTCCCAGTTTCATCATAAAAAGTATAAGTTCGTTTGAAACTGCTACCTTCATATACGGGGCGGGTTCTTTTATTAGTTGTCACAGTACTAAAAGTAATATCTGCCGCATCCGCCACGCCGAGGGTGCTGGTTTTACTGGCCAGGTTGCCGCTGGTGGCGATCCTGTCACCCGCGGGTATGCTGGATAAGTATTCATCACTATCAATACTCACAGCATAAGCCGCGGTATCCACCAACACCGCCTTAATATCATCGTTCGCCCAGTCAATATCCCCGTTAAGGAATTTTTCTCGTGCTTTACCGTAAACTGCATTTGCCATAATTATTCAGCTCCTGTGGTGGTTATTAACTTCCCATCACTATCCACAAGGACGGGGGTGACGGTTCCATCAGTTTGAACCCCACAAAGCAGCACTCGTGCGGCTCCGTCTTCTCCTTGCTGTTTTTTCATCTTTTTTAGTGTTATATCCCAATACTCATTCATCAAAAAGATCATCTCCTTAGAATTTCTTATCATAATATTAAAAAAAAATGGATTTAAGGCCATTCCTCTATGTACTCCTCCCAATCCTCCGGGTTATCCATAATTTCATACGGGGGGATAGGGGGGTAAATATTCCGGCCACCATAACACCTGACCTCACAATCACTCGGCACTTGACGACAAACATCAATGGCCATCATAAAACTCTTAGTAAAACCACCAAAATACAACGACCCCGCACTACGCACCTGGACATGAAGATACTCAATAGGAAGATCACCCGGAATATTAGTAGCATTAGCGAATCGATCATTACAAGTATTCACATTAAGTGCATCCATGTGACAGAAGTGCTCACCATCATCATACTGAATACCATCAATTGAGGCTTGGTCTTGGTGTAAAGCCATAGTCGGCCCCCCTGCAATACTATAATACGGAGAACGAGCCCGATCCCAGTACCAAGTAACATCCGGGCTGGGACCATAATACCCAGTTCCCAAGTTCACATCATCTTCACTATACCCGAAACCAAGTGTAACCGCACCATAAGGCCAACGGTTATCAAGAAACCCATACCGCCAATCATTATTATAACTCATAAAATAGCTGTTAATATTCATGTCATGATCGTTCCGGTAAAATGGCTCAGATAAGTGGATGTCATAACTCCGGTACCAATATTCATATTCATGAGGTTGCCCCTCTGGTATAATATAACTGGTTTCATGCACCCACTTCACTATTGGCTTACACCCAGACTCCTGACTCCATGCGGGTTTGAGGGCTGCCCAGTCTCCCGTGTCAAGTGGGACTATGATTACCTTGTCTCCTTCACGGATTACCTCGTGGCCATGTGTCACTATCTCACCAGTGACGGGATGCCCCACGATAGGAGTGCCAACCCTGGGGTCTATGCCTGGTTGGAGGATGTATTCTACATCGTCTTCTCCTAGGAATTTGATGCACCGGTCCCCGGCTTTTATATAATAATCCTCTTTAAGTACCAAAGTTAATAACTCCATTTTTTATAGTTTGGATACGTAGCGGGCGTTCACAGTTCCGGGGCTGCTCTCCAAGTCCACGATCACCCGGCCACCACTAACCGCTGAAACGGTGCCCACTTTGGATCGTACCTTATCCGCCTCTGACTGGGCGGTGGCTCGGATCACATCAAACTCATTAGGAAGTGATATTACACTTTCATCCGTGGTTAAATTAACAGTGGTTTGTTCCCGTGGACTTTCGCCCTCGCTATGGGTGGCGGTGAAGGTCCAATCTACCACCGTGAAAATTTTATCTCCATAGTAGGGGTCATCTGGGAATCGGACTTGGAGGCCGGGTTCCATATCCTGGTAACCAATCAGGGTAAGGGTGGCGGAGTAGATCGGGACCGATTTATTATCAAGTTGCCATTGAAGATAAGCCGTCATCTCCGTAACGTCCATGTTCGCGTCACTAATGGTATCATCTATACATAATCCGTACTTAGCGATGCTGGCATTATTAGTTAAGTGGACAGTGCCCCCGGTTTCACTATCACCATAGGTCCCGGTCATGTCATTAACGATATTAGTAGCATCTTCCTGGACATTAAAGGATATTACCCGGAGGTCATCCCCGAATATAACCTCCCGGCCAAGGCGGGGTCCGACCTCAAACCATCGGAACTTCCCGTTGATGTCAATGTACCACCGGATAGTCTTGTTACTTTTACGCTTGTACCAATTGAATAATGATTTGATGGCATCAACCTTATTCTCCCAGCGGCCACACCAAGTATTCACCCCATCACTTGTTGAGGGTGTGGCTTGGTCGCCACTGGTGTCCCGGAACTTACTAGTCCCAACCCATGAGAACCCGGCCATATTAATCCAACTCTCCCAGGACTGTCTGGCCATCACCACGTGTAATCCCCGTATTCGCAAGGATGAGGTCAATAATCTCTTCCACGGTGTAATCGGTGCCGGTTAATGTGCAGGTGTGGGTGAAAGGTTGTCGTAGTAGTAGTCGGCCTTTATCCCGGCCACTCAGTCCATAGATTTTATTGTTATCGTTATCGTCCCGGTCAATACTTTCCACTATTCCTGTGAATCGGGTGTAATCCTCCTTTGATGCGGGGTTCCTTATTTTGAGTTCAAACTCCTCCCCCGTGGCGTAACTGTCTGGACTTAATGGATTAGCAAAAGTCACCGAGAAGTTGGTGGCTGGTTCTCCAATCCGTTTAGATAAAGTGAATTGTGTTATTACATCCGTAGAATTACTCATAATTAACACCACCCACATTCACAATGTAATGATTACTCATGTCAAGTTCCGGGAGATCAGGAATAGTATACACCACTCCTCCAGTTAAACTGAGTAAGGATGTATGAACACTCCATTCATCCAACTCTGAAATTGTAGGGTCTTCAGTTGGGGGATTTTGTATAAGGATGAAATCATCATAAAAAACATTAATACTTCCCCCGTCATTACTCCAGCTTTGACTTATCAATGCAGGGTATAATGTGGAGCCAAGGGATAATGTTAAGGTTTGGTATAGGACATAACCAGCTCCGATGTCATAATATAGATAATAGACCTCTCCAATTTTTTTAATCTTAACTTGCAAGGAAGAAACATCCGCTGCGTTCATATACTGAGTAGGGGATCCTGCCACCTCTTTAACAGCCCACACCTTTTTACCATTATCATATTTGTATCCAATTCCGGTGTAATTACCATCATCTCCATATACCATTAAACACCCACGTTGGAAATTTGCTGTGGGATTGAGGGTGAGGTGGCAGTATAATTCACAATTAGCTGGTAATGGGGTGTTGCCTCGCAGGACTGGGGCTGTGTTGGTTGATCCCCATATTTCCTTGTTGAGGGTTTTTATATTCAACTTTCCCGCGGTGGTGGTGCCTTCATCCCAGTTCCCACTGCTTTCACGGATCCAAGTCCATAAACTTGTATCTAGGGCGGAGTCGTCAAAGCCATCATATACTCCTAGGCTGGTAACCCCTTCAGAGGATGCACTATTATTCCCACTGTAAACCGTGATATTTGAGGGTGTGGTGGCACTTAGAGTAGGTAATTGGACGAGGAACGTGGCGGATGTGCTGTCGGTTTTATAAAGCAATTGATAAAGGAGGGGATAGTCGTTTTCATAGAATCGTATGTCATCAAAGTCTGTTTGCATCTTACCCGCTTCGTAGGGGATGGTTACTATGATATTGACGTTGTATTCATCGGTGGTGTGGTTGCTGGTTACAGTGAAGGTGGAGATATAATCCCAACCTAATACAGATATGTCCCCAGATGGTTCGAGATTCCATGTCTTAGGCCCTGGCCGGCTTGTTGATGGTGGTCTCCATTTAATATACACGGGAAGGGAAGAGTTGGCAGGGACAGTGTAAGTGTCTGTGGTGAAGACATAATCCAGGTCATCTTCTGATAATAACGTGGATGCGGCGGTTTCTGTTAAAGTGCCACTCTCACCGATGGTGGCGGTAAGGGTAACATCCACACTACTCCCACTATTGTTGACCAGAGTTAAGACTTGAACATCACTCTCCACACCCGCCGATAGGTTCTCGAAGGTTACCGTGTCGATCCGGTTGCCGTTATTATCCAGTACCTCAAAGAGGGGATACCGCTGGAAACCCGGAGCATTAGGGGTGATACTTAACGTGGCCAGGGGGATGGTGTTCACTGTTCCTGTCCCTGCTGTGATTCCTGGAGTTTGGGGTGTGATCGATAGGGTGGCTAGTGGTATGGTTTCATCTACATCAGTCACTATCTAAACCTCCAATGTTTAGGTTGCGGTGAATAAACCACTCGCATTAAGTGTTAATTTAAAGGTTCCATCCGTTGCTGTCTTATCCTCTCCTAGATTGATGAGGAACATTAATGGCCGGGTGGCATCCGTAGCGGGTGTACTATCATAAACCACCGCATATCTAGCAGTGCAGGACCCGGTGATAGTCCAACTGGGATCCGCCGCGTCAAAGGTATAAGTGTTCGTACTAGAGTTATATGTCCAAGACACACTACCCAACGCCACACCCCCTGATGTGTAACCCGTAGCGGTGACTTGGTAACTGGTTACATCGTCAAAGTAGTCATGTGCATCCAAATCGGGTGTGTAACTACTCGTTAACAGTGCCACCTTTAAGGTATCCGTGTCGATGTCTATCCTTTTCTGGAAGATGTGATCCCATAACTTCCCATAGGTGCTTATTGTAACTGCCATTAAATTTCCACTCCATCACTACATTTTTATTCATAGGTTAACCGGATGTAATCCGCGTAGAAACCATGATTAACCTCTTCCCAGTGCTCACTACTATTAATTACAATCGTATCGGTGGGTGTGTCCAGTACCCATATCAATTTCTCCAACCGGGGCACACCCACCCCATCCTCGGCCTCTCCATAAGTCCAATACTTCCGCTCCCCATTAACCTCAGCATAACATGGTAATTCATCACCACAGCCGTAAATCTCCACACGGCTTACGTTTTGGGGTTCGGTTATCTCCATCCACCCTAACTCCGTGCCCTTCACGAGGGGGTTGCCATCGTAGGTGTCAAAGTCCTCCGGAGGCCCGGCGGTGTAAAAGAAATAATAATCAATATTCGAGTAGTCATCATAATCCGGGACATACACGACACTACCCCCGGCTCCGGTGGTTTCCAACTCCAACACGATATCATAGGGCATACGGACTTGACTCAAAAAGTCGGGGTTGTAGTTCACCTCAGCTATTGCAGCCCGATTCCAGGTGGTGATTCCATCGGTGACGGTGATGACTTCCCCATTCTTCACCTGTAACTTGGAGCCCCCCTGGAGGAGTGGGGTGTTCGTGACGCTATCACATAGCATTGCCTCAAATTGTTCTATCTCACTTCGGGGGTCCGCACCGTCCAAGTCGACTTGACTATCCGCATAACAATGAAGAGTTACTCGTCTGTTAACATTATTCGGAGCCGGATCCACGTCCACAATCCATTTAGGAGTTACCCCCCCGATTACCCAACTATCATAAGCCATATTATCTTACCTCATCATATTAACCGTACTCACGCCGGCGTTGGTGGCTTGGCCCCGGAGGACTTCGGCGAAGCTTTGGCCGGCGGCTTGCCCCGCTGCGGTTCCAATTTTAACCGCTTCCTCCTGACTACCCATAGCCGGCAATGTCAAGTTAATAGTCACCGGGATAGATGCCCCCGTGGTACTTAATCCACTGGTAGCCGCTGCTGGTAAAGCAAAACTCCCCGGAGTAAAACCCCCACTAATACCAGATAAGGCACTACTCAAAATAGATGATGATATTCCGATACCTTCACCTATACCCTCCACGAAGCTTCGGCCTATATTCACACCCCACTGATCAATCTCTGATAACGGCCCTTCTTTGGGGGGGCTGTGACCCTCCAATAAGCCGGATAGGTATCCGAGTTTGTCTTCTATCCATCCTTTAGCACCATCTAGGGATTCGCCGAATCCTCGTTTCCAGCTGTCGATTATATCCCAACCCCACTGCCACGCCTTACCCGGTAACTCTATTAACCAGTTAATGGCATCCTGAATCTTAGTTTCAAGGGTGTCTAAGGTTTTATCCAAGTCTGGGAGGCCATCGGTCAATCCACCTACAAAGTTGGTGATCATATCCCACGCGGTAGACCCCCATTTCTCCACGCTTTCACCAAGCCAATTAAGAGTATCCGTGATAGGAGTAGTCACCCCGGATAATGCAGATGCACTGTCAGTGATGAATTGGCCTAATGCAGCGGTGTTGGCCTTAGCATCTTCCAGTGGGCCCTTATTCATGGAATCATTCCACTTTTTAAGATCCTCTTGGCTAAGCCCCCATCCCTTGAACACTTCCTCCCATGTGGTACGGGTTTGGCTGCCTTCCTGTCCCACTAAGTCTTCCTTGGTGAAGATCATCCCCACTCCAGCTCCTTTACCCCCGCCTTTAAATATCTTACCTATGAGATCACTAACACTCTTAGGAAGCAAACCCTGGATTCCCTCTAGGATTTTCCCTCCAATTCCTTTACCCCAATCTAAGGCTGATTTGGCTCCTTCACCTCCAAGTAATTTGGAACCAATAGCTCCGAGTATGCCACTAATACCAACAGTGATTAACTCCCCAACGTCACTAGTTACAAAATCCCAAAGCCCTTCTAGGATCCCACTAAGCCATTCACCCCCTGGAAGACTTCTGAGAGCCTGTTTAATAGTGTCCCCCATGCTCAGGGCCTTCTCGGATGTGGTGTCAAAGCTAGTTCCCATACTATTAAGATAATCAGTGTTATCCATGATAGCCTGATTAATACCGTTCCCCTGGTCCTCAAACTTACTCCCGAACAATGCCACATTCGCTTCTTGACGTTTCAGTGGGTCCTCAATCTGACTAATAGACCCCACTATCTCCTCAAAGGCTTGTTGTGCTTGGTCGCCGCCGGCTTGGAGCATCTTATTCCAACGAGCCTGCTGCTCACTAGATGCCCCGATAAGGTCATAAACCTTCTTAGCCTCATCCGGGCTGGTTTTTAATCGGATCATGGCCTCACGGATAGCATCAGCCATCTGATCCGTGTTCATCACACCATGCTTAAGGCCAGATGCTAGGATGTTTCCGAACTCCTCGGCACTGTAACCCATGTCCTTGAAGTTCTGATCATACTCATTAAAAGTATCCAAGAGGTCATCAGCCGGGTCCCCCGTTGCTTGGAAAGTCTTAGTCATAATATCAAAGGCATCGCTCATACTTATCCCGAATGTTTGGGATAATTGAGTGGCGGATCTGACAACTTCTCTGACATCTTCATCAAACATCCTACTGAAACGGATACTTTTTTCAGTTACACTTTCCAGTTCATTCCCAGTCAGCCCGGTTTGTGTTTTGACTTGTACTAAACCATCCGCTACTTCCCCCCAATCAGCACCAGTGGCTTTGAAAATCTCTGTGGCGAGTCTTTCAGCCTCATCCGCTGATTCTGGCATATATGCCCTTATCTGTGCAAGTGCCTCGTCACGTGTGGCGGCACCTTCCATGGCCCCGGTGACCCCTGCTCCGATCACTATCCCCGCGGCGGCTCCTTTCAAGTCTTCTATCTGGTCTCGTAGTTCATTGATTTTACCCTCAGCAGGAGTGATGTCCGCATCAACTTTTACCGTTTCGGTTTCGCTTCCAAGCTTATTAACCTTATCCGTTAAGTCCTTGACTTTGGATTCAGCATCACCCCCTAAGTCCATCTTCACGGTTTTATCCGTTAATTTATCCATACTGTTCTGAAGGTTGGTAACTTGTTCCTCATCTAGGACATCCACATCTAAATTAACGGTTTTATCTTTGACTAATCCTATTTTATCGAGGAGTTTGTCAAGTTTACTGGTTATATCGGATATGTCGCCTGTGACTCTGATTCCGAGTTCTTTGTTACCTTTAACCATTTTGTTTATCTCCAATACATGAGGGGGGGTTTAAATAAGAATAAGAATATAAGATATACCCATGTCACTCGCATTAATTGTAATATCTGCTGCTGTCGGCTTCTTGTTTTATGAAGTATATACACTCCAGAAAAAGGCTAAAAAAATAGAAGAATAGCTAAGACTGTGATTCTTTTTTCTTAGCTTCTGCTTTCCGTATAATATCCTGCTGAATACTATTATACGTAGCTAATTTATTCATAGCATCCTCCTCATCAGGAGTCCCCCCGAAGAACTGCTCCGGGTTACTATAATATAATATATAATTCGCAAACTCAGGGTAATAGAACCGCCCCACTTCATCCGGGGATACTCCCATTTTATGGGTGAGGTAGGCTTTCCCAGCGAATATTTGTTTTATGATGTCTTCTTCAGTTCTAAAGGGGTATCATCCCCCTCAGATGATGATTTTTTATCTACATTGGTTATGTCCATTATTTCTCCGATAAGTTCCATCACGTTACCTGGTTGACGATATTTGAGGGGTAATGGTTCACCGGTTTTAGTATTAATGACGGTGACATCTATGAGTTTTTTAATGTCTTTTCCGCAGGCATCTAGGAAGTCTTCGCCGCTGATGTTGATTTCTTTTTTTTCCTCTTTGGTGAGGGTTTTCTTTTTCAGCTTCTTTTTTAAGGCGGTTGTGGCTTCTTGTTCTAGTTTTTCCCTGCCGTTGGTGATTCTGAATAGGATTTTCATGTCGTCTACTTGTACGGGTAGGATGACGTATTCCCCTTTATCGGGGGTTTGGAAGGTTTTGGGTTCTTTAAATAGTAGTACCATATTTATATTCACTCCTCAACAATTTAGTAAATTAAGTTAAAAAAAAAAGAGATGTGTGGGAAAAAAATAAACCCACAACTTACAGGGTTTATTCCGGCACAATCAAAATCGGCGTAGCATCCACACTAAACTCCAGGCTGCGGGTCATATTATCCCCATCCTTCACATCACCAAGACTCTTAGGCACAATCTTACCATTAAAGTAATAACAACCCAGGAAAGTACCTCCACCATCGTTTGCGGCTCCGGTATACATGGGTATCCTTACTAGTCTGGTGGCGGGTTCGGTGATCATAGTGTAGGCATCGTAACCAGATTGGACACTGTATCCCCCGCTGTAGGTCTCGAAGAGTAGTTTTTTATCCACATCAAAATCACTGAAAATTGAGTCCTGTGATACGGTGATGGTCTGCCCTGCATACGATGTTCTCTTAATTTCACTTCCCAGTTCTCCGACCTCGGTACTGTCCTGTTTAATATCAATCTTCAAACTCTGGGCAATATACGGCCTAAGCAACTCGTAATAGGTGATGACAACCTGGTCCACAGTAGCCGCCGGAGCCTCATGCAAAGTCACCTTACCATAAACCAAATCACCCGTATCCGAGTCAGTAACGGTGTCAATACTATCCACCACCACCTCAGTATAAACAGATGGGGGTGTTCCAGTCTCCACCAACTCCACCGTCACATCATCAGGCTCAGGGGTTAAACCCATACCCCGCTGTGGATAAATGGGATAGTCCGCAGCGGCTAATGTGAATTCTTTATTACTACCATTGCAGGCTCCAGTCATCACGACACGGGTCCTAGGGATACCGACTTCCATTGTCACGTTCTTACTGTTTAGTACGTCTTTAAGTGCTGAATCAACGTGCATATCTTTAATCCTCCTCTAATTTTTTTTCTTTAGCTTTTTTAGGTGTTTTCATAAATTCATTTAATGATATTGTGAGTTTGAAACGTTCCCGGAAGTTTTCATAAAGCCTTTGAGCGGTTTCTGGCTCAGTTTTTATGTAGGGTTTTATGGTTTCCCGGAGGTCTTTCTGGGTTTTAATTACCATTTTTCTATCAGCTCGTCACTTTTTTGTTCACCACGGTCACGTCTAGGGGGATTATGGCCCCGGCACATAGTGTGGGTTCCTTGGATTTAGGGGTGATATTAACACTCCGTCTTTGTATTAGGTTGTTAAGTCCATGCTCTACACGTAATCCGGGGACTCCAAGGGTTTTGTCGTCTTCGATTTCTGCGAGTACTTTGCTGATCATGGTCTCCAATGTTTCATAACTGGATTCACTCTCACCAGGGGTGAGGAGCATCAATAATCCTTCACTTAGTATGCTCCCCCGGTCTCCGATGGGGTGGATGGCCTTCTTACTATCACCAAGTCCGAATATAGCGGTGTTCCCCATGTAGAGTGTTAGAACCCCGGGGCTGCCGGTTAATACGGTTTTAAGGAGTGGTTGACCCTCGACTGTGATGCCTTGTAGCATAGTTTTAATGGCTGTTCGTGCTTCGTTAAAATCATACGCCATCGTGTTCTACTCCAGTAGGTCATTATAGAATGATTCCAATCTTTGTTCAATGTATTGGTCAGCACGGTCAGCGGCTCGGTCAGGGAACGGATTAGGAGCTGTTCCGGGGTGCATAACCCGGCGGACAGGATGTTCCGCCCCTTCCCAGTATAACCAAGGACTTCCCTCAATAACATGGGGGCGGGTTCCAAGGATAACAAAAGCCGCGTGCTCCACAGTAGGCCAAATTAACCGTTCCAATGAGGACACTTCATCCGTGGTGATGCTATTCTGCAAATCACCCAACCGTACCGGAGCCTCATCCTTCATCAACACCTCCACATCTGCTGCGAGGTCATCGAGTAAGTTAGTGAGGGCACTGGGTAGGCGGTCAGCTATGCGGCTGAGTTCGCCTTCAAGGGCTTGGCTACCGATGTTAATATCAATACTACCCATAATCTTATTCCTCTGGTTTGGTCACTGCCAAGAACCTTATGGGGCTTCCACGGTTCCCCGTGTCCTCTTCATCACCGAGATAAGAGTCAACATATCCCTGGAGTATCTCCAGGGCTTCTTCCTCCCACTTAACCGCCGTGGGGCTGAGTTT